GATCGAGGCGTTCGGCTGCAAGCTGAAAGTCTCGAAACTGGCGGACCTCGACCCCAAGGGCGGGGAAAAGGTCAAGTTCACCATCCCTTATGTGGTCACATCGCCGGATTTTGTCCGTATCAACGGTGTTCCGTATCTCACTTCCGAAGAAACCGAGGGGCTGTAATGGAAAAGGATTTTGATCCGATCGCCAGCGTGTTTGATAGCGCGGCGGCACTGTCCGAACTAGCGGACGGCCTCGAAAGCGATCGGCAGGGGTCCGCCGTCATGCTTCGCCTGATTGCTTCTCAGCTCCGGCGGGCGGCTGAACGCATCGAACATGAGGAATCCTCGAAACGCCCTCGCGTTGGAGTCCGGGCGCTGAGGGAAGCCGATCCCGCCAAATACTGGGACAATGTGGAGGTGAACGGCAATGGCTGACTTTTCACAGGCGCACGCGCCGGTCGCCGTCTGGGAGGGCGGCTACGCCAACCATCCGAACGATCGCGGTGGGGAAACCTTATGCGGCATCGCCCGCAGGTGCCATCCCGGTCTGGTGCTGTGGAAGCTGGTTGACGCCGAAAAGGATCACCCCAGTTTCCGGCAGGGCAGCGCGGCCTTTACCCGGCACCTGCGCCAGATTCCCGGACTTCTTGAGCAGGTGACGGCATTCTATCGGAACCTGTTCAACTCGCTGGGGCTTGCTTCTGACGACATCCCGCAGGACTTGGCAAACGAAATGTACGAGCAGGTCGTCAATCTGGGGCAAGGCGGGCACACCCGCTATCTGCAGCGTATCTGCAATGCCTTTAACTACAACAAGAAGGCGAAGGCCGCGCTTTTTCCTGACCTGCAAGAAGACGGGGCACTCGGCAACCGTACCCGTGCAGCCCTCCGCGTGCTCATTGAGAAGCGCACGACGCGGGCCGTACTTGTTCATGCCCTGAATGCGGCTCAGGCCATGCACTACGTCAACCTTGCGGCCCGCGACGAAACGCAGCGCTGTTTTCTCGACGGCTGGCTGACGCGAACCTATGACCCGGAGTCTGTTTGATGGAAACCCAATTTTTCAACGCTCTTGCCC